TCCAGCCTTCAGCTCCGCAGATGACTGCGCAAAGCGATATAAACAGGATGGATTCAAGACTGTGTTTTTGCGTCCGAAGGACTCTGGGATCTGTCACTGAAGAGAAGAATGCTATTGGGGTATTGGTGTTCGTCATATCTCAACAACGGATATAGACCGATTTAAATTGGACAATAGCCGTTAAGTTTATTTAAGATGCGTCTGCCCTGATGAAAGACCGCATCGCCTGTCATGCTGTGATGTCGGTAGTGGACGAACATCTGAAACGCCGCTTTATCCGCACTACCTCGGCAAGCATCAAGGGCAGAGGGATGCACGACCTCAAGGCTTATATCGAGCGAGACCTCCGGGAACATCCGGAAGATACCCGGTACTGCTACAAGTTCGACATCTCCAAGTTCTACGAGAGCGTCAACCAAGAATCCATCATCGAGTGTGTCCGGCGAATATTCAAGGACGCGAAGTTGATAACCATTCTTGAACGCTTTATCCGGATGATGCCTGAAGGCGTGAGCATCGGTCTGCGCAGCTCACAGGGACTGTGCAATCTGCTTCTCTCGGTACACCTTGACCACATACTCAAGGACAGGCTCGGCATCCGGTTCTTCTATCGATACTGCGATGACGGAGCGGTTCTTGCCGCCACCAAAGAGGAACTGTGGAAAATCCGCGACATCGTTCATGAGTGTGTCGGGGCAATCGGTCTCAAGATAAAAGAGAACGAGCGAGTGTTTCCGGTGACTGAGGGTATTGACTTTTTGGGATACGTCATCTATCCCGACCACGCGCTTCTCCGCAAGCGCATCAAGAAGAAGTTCGCCCGGAAAATGGGCGAGGTTAAAAGCCGAAAAAGACGGCGTGTGCTGACAGCATCGTTCTACGGTATGGCAAAACACGCACAATGTAATAACCTTTTCAACAAATTAACAGGCACAGAAATGAGATCATTCAAAGACCTAAACGTAGCTTACAAGCCTGATGACGGCAAGAAGCGTTTCCCCGGAGCGGTGGTAAGCATCCGGGAATTGGTAAACCTGCCCATCGTAGTCCGCGACTTCGAGATGGGTGTCAAGACCTCGCAGGGCGAAGACCGCTGTGTGGTCGCCATCGAGCAGAACGGTGAGCAGAAGAAGTTCTTTACCAATTCGGAGGAGATGAAAAACATCCTCCAACAAGTTAGTGAAATGCAGGACGGATTCCCCTTTGAAACCACCATCAAGGCGGAGATGTTCGGCAAAGGTAAAACAAAATACGTCTTCACTTAAAACATGAAACGAGTCCAAGGCAATCCCGGTGTCGCTCTCATAGAGTGTACCAATCCCGTCCGAGGCAAGTGGCGCGTCCGTTGGGATGTCTCCACTGATGAATCCGGCACGACCTCCTACATGGAGGAGGAATTCAAATATCGTCCATCAGTTGATGAGATCAAATCTCTTATCTGCGGTTGGATTGATGAACGAACCAAGGAAACGATACTTTCCGGCTTCACTTATGAGGGTAATCCCGTTTGGCTTTCGCAAGAGAACCAAGCGAACTATCAGCGCACCTATCTTCAGACAACTCTTTGTGACGGCACTCTCCCCGTGACATTCAAGTTCGGCACCGATGAGGCTCCGGTTTACCGGGTCTTCAACAACGCCACCGAGTTAGGGGCTTTCTACCGGGCATTCTCCGACCACATCCGACAGGCACAACTTGAAGGATGGAACGCGAAGGATATGATTGACTTGGAACCTTACAAAGCAAACTGACACCGCAGCCCTTCGGGGGAGGGCATAAAAAATGCCCCCGGCCTGTTAATAGACGTCTCACTTTCTAAAAACATAAACATCCGTAAAGGAGCCAGCCGGGGGCACAATGCCCTTTCGGCTCCTTTACGGATGTTTTTTCGTCCGAGGACGAGGTTTTTATAAGTGAGACACTGCAAAATTAACAATTTTTTGGGACATGACAATATTCGATGTGCTGAAATTCAACCGGGAGCTGCTTATACGCATTCGCAAATCCGGCATCCGGCTTGAAGATGCAGACTATATTGACCTTTTTGTTGACTTCAACAATATGGTCGCCAATGGAGACAAGGTATCCTATGCCGTGGCTTGCCTTGCCACCGATTATCAGATTTCAGAGCGGAAGGTTTACTCGCTGATCAAGCGGTTCCAAAGTGACTGCAATCCGGGTGCAGTGTAATTCGGTATCGGGATAGTGTCGCCATGTCGCCGCCTCACTATCTTTGCATCGAATTAATCAATCACCCTATGGTAACTACAAACCCAACATATCCCAATACCCTCTATCTCTCCGCACCTCTACCTTTCGTAGGGCAGAAAAGAATGTTTGCCAAGCACTTCATCGAGGTCATCAAGCAATATCCCTCCGGCACGGTATTCGTTGACCTTTTCGGTGGTTCGGGATTGCTGTCACACATAACAAAGCACTTCCACCCGGAATCAAGGGTCATATATAATGATTTCGACAATTACCGTCACCGCATAGGCAACATTGACCGCACCAACCGTCTGCTATCTCTCATACGCCCCATCGCATCGCAATTCCCCCGGCACAAACCCATCACCGGCGAGGCAAGGGAGCGCATCTTCAATCTGCTTGAGCAGGAGGAACGGGAGTCGGGTTACATCGACTTCATCACGCTCTCCTCCTCGCTGATGTTCTCTATGAAATACAAACTGAGCATCGGCGAGATGCGAGGCGAGACACTCTACAACAATGTCCGCAAGGCTGACTATTCCCCTTGCCCTGATTATCTCGCCGGGCTTGAGGTAGAGTCCTGCGATTACCGGGAACTGTTCGATCGGTTCAAGGATACACCGGGGGTAGTGTTCCTTGTTGATCCTCCCTATCTCTCCACCGATGTCGGCACTTACCGTATGTATTGGCGACTTGCCGATTACCTTGACGTGCTGTCAGTGCTGCCCGGTCATAACTTCATATATTTCACCTCCGAGAAATCCTGCATCGTTGAACTGTGCGAGTGGATGGGACGCCATCCATCGCTTGGCGACCCATTCGCCCGGTGTCAGAGGAGGGAGTTTAACGCGACGATGAACTACAGTGCCCGGTACACGGACATCATGCTGTTCACGATACCCGACCTTCCTCCCGACAACGCTGCATGATGCCGTTTTTCTTGCCCATATATCGAAAGAGAGCCGCCACCCGATAAAGTGACGGCTCTCTGCTTTTCAACGCGACACAACGCGCCTGTGTGGCTCACATGCCAACACTTTTAAATGCATTGCACCCGTATATCTCGATATTCTCGACAATGTCCTCATGGTTGTGATTGGTATGGGATTCAGCGAGCGTGAAATCCATGAAGGAGGTTCCATTCAGTCCTGCCAAGGCATCATGTATGTGTTCAGGAAGATCAAGCATGGAAATCGCGCCGTTTGTCTCATCAACTGCGGCAGTTGCCCAGTCGGTCACTATATGGAGAAGGATACGAGGCTCCGCGCTGTATTGTACCCCCGGAACAACAGTCGTCCATTTCACAGCCTCGAATTCTATGAATACCGCCGGGCGAGGCCACGCATCTTCGTCCTCAATGAATTCGACATTGCGGTTCCACAAGTCAACATGCTTAACCACCGGTTCTACAAGATCGCTGTCCATGTCATCGGGAGCCATGTAGTATTCTCCGACTGCGTTGACGCATAGACGGGAGAGTCGCTCCTTTATTTTTAGAAAAATCTCTTTTCTCATTTTATCTGATTGTAAAGTCTGTGTTGAAATATTCCGTTATGTTCTCTTCGATGATCTCTCTGACTGCCTGTTCAACTTCGGGCGATTTGCCGAGGAACTGACGGCGTGGTATTTTTATAGATGCTCCAACTTTCATCAGAGCCATACATTTCCAAAACTCAGCCTCTGTTGTAAGCCTGTTGTTCCGTTTGTCTCTGCGGAGGCTTCCATCCTTGCGCCTTCCGAATGTTCCGGTAGTGGAGTAGTATTTGTACCAAAAGAACTTCTTCATGCGCTGAGTGACCTTTATCTCTCCGCCTTCGTTGTGGATAGCTGCGTAAGGAAGGTCACTCTTGAATACTATGCTGCTCTCTTTGATCTCGCTCCGGATACTGCGTCTTAGAGTGCCGCTGTCAACGAGCAGATGGCCGTCTGCCCTTATCGGACTCTTGCGCCGTTCCCAAGCCTCTGAAAAGAATGCCTCACGCTCGAAGTTGCGGTCAAACTCATCCGTGAGCTCAACCTGTATGTCTCGTAGGATCTTCTTTATCGTCCGGGTAAAATTGTCAGTCATCGATGTCATCAAATAGAGTGGGTAAATTACTGCAAGAATCGGCGAAACCCGGCTTGGTCGGGGCTTTCAAAAGGTTGTAGAAAGTACGCTCACAGATACCATGCACAGGATATATGTACCTGCGCCATATTTCCCGGTTGGGAATCCCTTGTTTGGCGTGGAGGTCATATATCCTGTTTATGTCTGCGACTCGTTTCAGATAACTCATTCCGGGTTTCTTACCCATTCATCAGCGTCTTTTTGAGTGGTTCGGTTTATATGGTCTGATGTCCAATGTCATCTCGCAACTTACGGTTACTCTGCCGCTGCCTTCGCACTGTAGGCAGGTATGGCTCTCGCCGGGTTCATCCCCGGCAACCCTGCCGGTGCCTTTGCAGACCCGGCAGAGTGCCACTTTGGGCGGTCGTGATATTTCGCGTTTCATGCAGCACCGTCTTCTTTTTTAGGTTCTACAAAGAAGGTCTCGTCCTGTGCGACCATGATGCCGCAGTCAATCATGACCTCTCTCAAAGTGACTCCCGGACCGAGGGGGTCGCCGGACTGCATGACTTGGGTGTCGCGCTCCGCCAAGAGTCTGTCCTTGGCAATTTCCTCGGTCGAGCGAATATAGCCGGGGAGAAACTTCTTCACAAGGGTCAGAGCACTCGCCCATGTGAATCCCTTGAGGGTTTTGAGTTTCGGTGTGCCGGTGCGGAAACCGATTGTTCCATGAACCATCTCAAGGCTCTTCTTCTTGTTGAAGAGTTCGGCTTGGTTCTCGGTGGCAAATGCTTGGAGGGTATCGAATGCACCGTCCATCGTGGTCTGCAACTGTGAGAGCTTCTCTTGGTGCTTCTCACGGATCTGCGCACACTTCAGCTCAATGTCGGCTGTGATCTTTGCGTGTTCAGCCTGTGCCTTGGCGTAGGTGGCGAACGCTTCCTCGGCGGAGTCTTTGCTCACGCCGGTGATGATTGTTTTTTTCTGTCTTTTTGCCATTGTTGTATGGGTGTTAAAGGGTTTATTGCTCTTCGTTGAATTCTTTGAGATTTTCCTCACGGTATTCGGCGATGTCTGCCTGACTTGTCGCCCATTCGGAAATCCCTCTCATGAGGTTCACATAATCCTCGTTATCCATGTCCGAGGTGTGAAGCTGAATGTAGTTCTTGATCTGCTCTGCTATCTGCTTCATATCAGTTTAATGTTGAGCCGGGATACCCGGCAAGGTTGATGAGGTAAGTTATATGTTGCTTGGGGGATTCTGCTTGTGGCTGTTCCTGCTTGCGCTGCCACCCCTTGCGTTTTATTTTTCGGAGTTTGGTGGCGAGTTCCATCAGTTCCTCGATACTCAGTCTGCCAAACTCTTTCCCGGTAATCCTTGGATGACGGCAGAAGTCATTTATCTGCGCCCAATCGGTGGTGTCAACACCAAGTTCCTGCATGAGCTTGAGAACTATGCTGCGCCGGGCTTTCAGTTCATCACGACCACCGTTCATGGCTTCGACCGCCATGCAGAGTGCGGTGTATTCCTTTACGGTCATCTCCTTGAGGGAGTCGGTGCGTCCGGCGGTGTACTGTAACACAAATTGCCGTCTTGCCTCGTCCGGCTCCCCGTGGATCGTGAGCTTATGGAAGGCGGAGAAGAACCTCCCGAAGTTTGTCACTTGCTGTGCCATATCACTTACAGGTTTTATGGGCGAGTGCAAAACTAATGTTACCCTGATACTTCTCAAGCCACATCAAGGCTTCTTCGATTTTGGTTTTCACCAAAGAGACCTCCCGGTTGGGATAGACATTGGCTATTGTCTTAGATGCCAATTGCAGGTGGGTCTGAGTCGCTGTTACGACCTCTTCCAACTCCTCAAGTTGGTGCTTATTCAAATTATCCATATCATTGTGCTTTATTAGGTTTCCAATCAATTGTCACTATTGCGATGACCTCGCCACTCCCTTCGCAGTCGGGGCAAGTTATTTCCGGCATACCGATGCCATTGTAGAACCACCCTTTGCCACCGCAGTATGGGCAGGTCATTGGCCGGGTACAGAAAGCCTCCTTGTCAATGCGTCCACCCGGCTCAATTATTATCGTTTCTTGTCTCTTGCTCATATTATCCAAGATTGTTAGATGTTCTTAAAATGCCTTCTTCCCACACGGTGTAGTAACTTCCGGGGTCTTCGGTAAAGCGACCTTGGCAGAACGCCTTGTAACCGACAACCCGGACTTTCAATCCGGCGATGTATCTGAGTCGGACAGCAGCCTTACCCATTGGCTGACCTTTATGCTCCTGCGAGATGAAGATGAAACTTTTTGCCGGGAAGCGGTCGATGAGGTTCTTGGCTTGGTCATAAGTCCACCCGGCTACCTGAAAGCTGTCCACAATCACAAAGTGGGGACTCTTCGGCTTTGCGAGTCGCTCGACCAACTCATCATAGGTATCACTCGTTGCGACCCGGAAGCGACCTTGCACCTCGGCCATTTTGAAGCGGTCAATACGCTCCTTGAAAGATTGGCTCACGCCTTCCTCATAGGAGAGGTACAGGGTCATTCCGTAGTTGCAGAGTTCTTTGGCGAGCTGCATCACAAAGCTGCTCTTGCCGGACGCGGACGCACCGCTGATGAACCATGCCTCGTTGGTGGTGGGGTAGCCGAATGGCTGACTCCATTTCTCACCCCAAGGCAGGGTCTTGTAGGTCTTGGCAAGAACCTCTTTCGGACTATATGCTCGCTTGGCCATTGTTACTTCTGATTTTTGAGCTCCTCTACCAATAGTTTTGCAAGAGTCACTGAGGTTTTGGCTATCGCCACGGGAGCACCCCATACAGGCTCTCCCTCTTCAGTTACCTCATCTACTATCACCGGATTGCTAAGAATTGCAGCCATCGCGTCTTTAGCGATTTCATAAGTGCGCTGCTCCCAATCTATCTCTCCACTTTGCAGACGGCGACCCATTCTGATTACCGTTTCCATATATTGTTTCTCAAGTACGCTTATCATAATCATTGTCTTTTTTGTTTTGAGGTTTTGGCTGTATGTTTATAGCACCAACCGACTATCATTGAACCATTAAGTACGGGAGGCATCAGTTTTTTACTTCTAAGGGTTATATTTCCGTCCTCGTGAACTTGACTTAAGTAGCCTTCAATAGTTCTGCCGGTTACAAACACAAAAAGTATCAGCTTTCGCTTGTTGGCTTTTGCCAACTCTGACGGGTCTTTGAGAACCCGTCTTGAGCCATCGGCAAAGGTGACTTTTATCTTGTAGCCGCTCATTGTCTTTTCAGTTTTTCGATTTCTGTATAAACTCGGCGAAGACCGCCGCCACTCTTCCGGGCAATCTCCCCGGCATCCGTTCCCTCCGGCGCATTGATTTTGGCTACGATTCGCGCCTGTTCAAGGAGGAATTTGGTGCGCTCCTTACCATCGTCCGGCGTAACCTTGCTGTAGCGGTCTCCATAGCGACTGAGCATCTCGGTGTAGCCGACCTTCTTGCACTCGATGGAGCGGTTGATCTTCTCCTTGAGTCCGTCCGCACCCATCATGTACCATGCGCAACAACGCTCAGTGGCATTCCACAGTGCCTTCAGTTCGAGGAAGGCTTCATATTGCAGGTCTCCGGCTTCATCAAGTATGATGAGGGGGCAGTCGAGTGAACGGAGGTAGAAGACAAGGTCTTCATACACGTCCGAGTAGCGACCCTTGGCGTTGACACCAAACTCGGCGGCGATTTTGCGGACGAGCTTCAGCTTTGTCTTCACCTGTGAGCAGTCTATATAGACGGCATTCGGATGGGTCGAAACATAGTGCTTGGCGGTGAAGGTCTTCCCGATATTAGGCAGGTCGCACATGATTGCGCTGATGCCGCTTGCCTGACAAACCTCCAACTGCGCCGTGATGAATTGGAAGGTGGGGGTCTTTGCCACCTTCCACTCAAT